GGTAGAGGTGATAGTTATTATCCCTCTGTGGGATCGTTACAAATTAAGTAACGACTCGGCCGCAGCCTTCCAGCTGCGGCCTCGGGAGTTTAACAACCCGGCCGCGTCCGGACCACCCCATGAAGAGGTGATCCGATGACGGACTTTGAACCGAGCTCTGTCAGATCGAACAGAGATCCGTCCGTTCCAAATAAAACCTCCAACAAAACTCACCAATAGCCCATCTGGGTTGAAGAGGATAGGTTTCCTCTTCTTCCCATACAAAGATGGATAAAAGTGAGGTTTATCAACGTCCTGTGGTAATGCGAAGCTAAGAGGCCTTTGGCTTAGATAGCGATATTTAACGCCACCAGTCCAGCGGTCTCTCGGCAACGCAGATGGAGCGGTAGGTACCTTGATGCCTTCCGCATCACCGGCCTCCCACGGAACAGGTAAAAATTCTACCTGTTTCAGAAGGTAGTCGATGGTGCGGTGCAACATGATACCAGACCTAGAACTCCATCTCACAAGTCGGTTGATAATGGAGTAAACGTCGGCACTTGTAGAGAGGTGCTTCATATACACTCCACGGATGTCAAATCCGCGGAAGTAATCCCCTCCACAAGACTCACGGAAGTGTCCAGTATTGAACGATTTGTCAGCGTTCACCCGAAACCCGAACAATTCTAAGGCACGGACGACGAAATCATAACTGTCCTTTCGGACAATTATGTCGTCTCCGAAAACCCCAAAATTGGCTCGAGTAGAGGAACAGGGCGGAGGAACTTCAAATCTCTGGTCCATTTGATAGGACCGTTGACGAAGAATCCCCATAACCCTGTAGCTGGCCACAACTATGCTCGCGAATAGTATCGTTTGCAAAGGGAACGTAAAAGCATTCCCCATGCTCGATACCATGTGTAACTCAACCTTATCGCCGTTTGGAAGAACGACGTAAGGACTCCGCGTATCTACTAACCACCTGTATACATAAGGCGGAAGTAGTTCACGCAAGAGGCCGAGTGACACACTGTCGGACGCAGAAGATAGATCGATGGTCCCGAAGGATCCATCTGAACTACCAATGCGAGCCAGCCTTCTATTCCACCCTTGCTGAAAGGACATGGAGATCTTCCATCTCCTCAGTAGTTGGTGTTCTAGAAAGGCACCGATTCCTTTCTGAAACAACATGTTCAGATTGGGTTCGGTACAGATTGTACGCGAGATTTCCGATGTTTTAGGAACAAAGGAAAGACGGTTGCCCTCTACCAACGAAAGCCCATGGTGGGTCTGACGCGCAATTTCAGCGTGAGTCCACGTAGGCCAACGAGATATGGCACACCGGTAGCTCCGGTAAAGGTGATCACTTGTACTAGTGAGGTTAGAGTCAAATAACTTTGTATAAAAGTTATCTGAGATCACACCCCGGCTAGCACCCGGACCCGTAGCGAAACCTTCCGAAATTTGCTGAAGGTCTAACAACGTGTCAGGGCCAGAGTAGAAGTACGAATCGATTAGGCTTTTGACCTCACCGATCAGCACATCCTCAAAGAGGTTCTTAGGATCTAACGCAAAACGTTTACAGCCATCGTTGCTCTCCAAAAAGAGCGCGAGAGCTTTAGCGTCTGCGTCTGGAGATTTCACATCCTCAAATTTCTTGAGGAAAGATTTCTTCAGCCAAAGAGCCTCTGCCTCTGACAGATTCATATCCGAAGTAAGGATATGATCTGTTTTAGGTAGATCATCTTGAAGGCGTGAGAACACGAAAGCATAATCATGCATGTGGTGTCCTTTGTTCTCGCCGGCTATGTCTTTTTAAGCCACTTGAACAGCACCGCAAAGGAGAAGTTTGTAAGACTCCTCCAAGCGGCAGACACTCGCACAACGAGGACTACAGTACGAAACCGCAACTGTCGTAGCACGGTCAACCCTCCCGTAGGTCGATGTTAAGATCTACGAGAGACCGGTAACCAAGGTGTCCCCGAGGCCAGAAGAAATCTGGCTGAGGGCGCCGACGAGCAGAGAAATCGCTGCTCTAAGGTTAGCGGCATCCGCCGTGTCAGAACCAGCAGGGACGTCGATACTGCAACGAATCAGCAGTACAGACGCCGGCTGCGCCGCAAGAGGAAGAGCGCCCTTTCGGACGATCACCAAATGCGTGTTCTT